TAACATTTTGGTAGAAGAGGCGCTATTCAAGAACAGTTGACAGTTGCAATTCATCATGCAGTAAATACTATTATTGAAGATAATAATGGTGTAGCAGTTATGATTGATGCAAGTCATAATTGTGTACAATGTAGAGGTGTTAAACATGGAGGTGCAAGTATGAAGACAAGTAAGTTAACTGGTGCATTTAAAGATGATCCTTCTACAAGAGCTGAATATTATGAATTCATAAAAGGATATAAAAGTTAATGGAAATACTAATACCAGAATTCAAAATAGAAAGACGAGTTAGAGCAATGGCTCATAAAATATCTGAAGAACATAAAGCTTCGGGTAATTCATTACCACCAGTAATGATTTGTGTATTGAATGGAGGATATGCATTTTTTGCAGATCTAATGAAGGATATGGGTATTGATGTTCAAATAGATTTTATTAGAGCCAAATCATATGAAGGCCAAGATAATTCAGGCGGTGTAAAATTTACAAAAGAATTAGAAATAATGTGTAAAGGTAAACGTGTTTATATTATAGATGATATAGTAGATACAGGCAAAACAATGTTTGAAATACTATTACGAGTTAATGATATGAGGCCAGCCGATGTTAAAATTGTTACATTACTTAAACGTAAAAAAGATAGTCCACCAGTAGATCATTTTTGTTTTGAAATAGATGATGAATGGGTGGTAGGTTATGGATTAGATGATAATTCATTAAAAAGAAATTATAGAAACATTTATAAATTAAAATAATATGCAACATCCAGATGCAAAAAAACACCAGATTGTAAGTTTTATTAAATCAGGTATCAGAATTTTAGGTTATTGTTTTATTCCATTTAATTTGGTTCTTACAACTATTTTTCTTATATTAAGTGAAATAGTAGGTATTATAGAAGAATTAGTTTAATGTATCAAGCAGTAGCATATCAAAAAAGAACTAATACAGTTCATATATGGGATGATCAAAAAGGTCATGTTCAAATAAAATACAAGCCATATGCATATGCACCTAATGCGAGTGGACAACATATTGCATTAGATGGAACTCGTTTATCAAAAGTTACAAGATTTGATAGAGAAGATCCAGCATTATATGAATCAGATTTGAATCCAGAAGTTAGAACATTAATAGATTTATATACAGACTCAGATGAAATATCAGTTGGTCATAGAACATTGTTTATTGATATCGAGGTCGATATTGAGAATGGATTTCCAACTCCAGAAGAAGCTCAAAATGAAATAACTTCTATTGCAATTTATGATGAAGCTGGCGATCAAAGATATGTATGGATATTAGATAAAGAAGGAGCAGTTCCTTCTAGAAAAGAAGGAAACTTTGAAACAATATCTTGTCGCAATGAAGCTTCGTTGTTACAAAAATTCTTGTTAACATACTATGAAATACAACCAACTATCATAACTGGATGGAATATAGATTTCTTTGACGTTCCATATTTGTATAATAGATTATGTCATATATTAGGAGAAACGCAAGCAAGAACAATGTCTCCTATCAATGATGTTATTTGGCTAAAGCATAGAAATAGATATAGAATATCTGGTGTATCATGTTTAGATTATATGGCCTTATACAAAAACTTTACTTATAATGAAGAATCAAGTTATTCACTTGAGGCTATATCACAAAAAGAGTTAGGTAAAGGTAAGATGAAATATGAAGGTACATTGGATGATTTATTGAAAAATGATATTCAAGGTTATATAGATTATAACATGAATGATGTGGATTTGGTTTGGGAAATAGATCAGAAAATGAAGTTGTTAGATTTAGCTCGTGGTATATGTCATAAAGGTCATGTTCCGTACGAGGATGTATATTTTTCAACAAGATATTTAGATGGCGCATCATTAACATATATGAAAAGGTTAGGTATTATTGCACCTAACAAACCAAAACAAGAAGATATCAAAAGACAAGATTTATTAGGAGCATTTGTTAAGGCACCTAATCCAGGTAGATATAAATGGGTATATGACCTTGACTTAACATCTTTATATCCTAGTATCATTATGACACTTAATATATCGCCAGAAACTAAACAAGAAGTTATACAAGATTTTGATGGACATAAGTTCATTAAAAATGTTCCAATGACATATAGATCTAATGAAAGAGAATGGAGTTCACCAGACGAATTAAGATCTTGGTTAGAAGAAAAAAAATATTCAGTGGCTGCGAATGGTGTTGTTTATGATACCCAAGAAAAAGGTTTTATTCCATCTATTCTTGAAAAATGGTTTGCGGAAAGAGTTGAATATAAAAACTTAAGAAAAAAATATGAAAAAGAAGGCGATGAAGCTAAAGCAGAATATTTTGATAGACTGCAGTTAGTAACTAAAATTCTTTTGAATTCATTCTATGGAGTATTAGGTAATCCAACATTTAGATTCAATGATCCAGATAATGCAGTAGCTATTACAAGTACAGGTCAGCAATTGATCAAGTTTACAGCGGATATTGGTAATAAATTTTATACAAGAGAGTTAGGAAAGAAAAAAGATTATTGTATTTATACTGATACAGATTCAACTTTCTTTTCATCATTGCCATTAATAGAACATAGGTATCCTAAATATGATATTACAGATGAAGTATGGATGGCAGATAAAACTATTGAAATAGCTGATGAAGTTCAAGACTTTATTAATAGATCATATGATATTTACGGTAAACGATTTCATAATGTAGATAAGCATAGATTCGATATCAAACAAGAAAATGTTGCAAAAGCTGGTTTATGGATTGCAAAGAAAAGGTATGCACAATGGATTATCAATGTAGAAGGCCATACAGTATCAAAACTTGATGTCAAAGGATTAGATGTTGTAAGGTCTTCCTTCCCTCCAGCCTTTAGAAAATTTATGGCAGAGGTATTAGAAGATATTCTTAACGATATTACAAAAGAAGATCTTGATGATAAAATTCTTAAGTTTAAAGAACATATGAAAACATTGCCATTAATTGATGTCATGTTTCCAATCGGTGTTAAAAACGTTAGAAAGTATACAAGAAAAGGAGATGAGCCATTTGCAGTTCGTATGAAAGGTACGCCTGTACATGTTAAGTCTGCTTTGAACTATAATGATATGTTAAAACATTTGAAAGTTAGAACAGTTAGAGAAATAATTAACGGTGAAAAAATTAAATGGACATATCTTAAAACAAATAATATGGGACTAGATACAATGGCAATGAAAGGATTTGAAGATCCAGAACCAATTGTTAAATTTGTACAAGGGCATATTAATTATGATAAAGTCTTCAAATCAGCATTTGCAAATAAGTTAAATGACTTTTATGAAGCAATGAAATGGGGAAGAATCCCTGAGAATAATAATTTAGGTAAATTTTTTGCATTCGGCTAAAATAAATAAAAAAGAGGAAAATTATGGAAATATTATTAACAGTGCTAATTACATTACTAGTTGTGGCTATTGTAGGTGCAGGTATTAATTTGGTTAGGTTGAACAAGAAAGCTGAAGAGCATGATACTTTACAATTGGAAATGGTTGATTTACATGATAAGATCGATCGAAACATTGAAGATTTACATAGAGATTTAATTGATCGTGTTAATGGCGTCATATCATCTACAGATAGAAGATTTGATAAATTATATAATGATCTAAGCGTCTCAGTAAAAAGGTTAAAAGAATTGGACGATATAGTTAATCCAAATAAGGATTTGTTGAAAAATAAGTAATAAATCATTTGGTCGTTTGCAAAAAATTTACTATATTAAATTAAAATAAAAAAGTTATGTACGGAAAAAGTTATTGGTATGGAAAAGAAGTAGAAGGTAGATTATCTGATATAGAAACGGTATTTGTTAGAGGACAAGTTCCTAAAAACTATAAAGATTATCCACATATCTATTTTACAATTGAATATGTTGAAATGGCATGCGTTCATGGTAATTGGGACGAAATTCATAGAATATTAGATACAAAGCAATTTGTTACAATTGAAGCTAATGAAAAAACTATGGAAAAGATTCCAATGTCTATTTTTAATAGAGCTCATGTTATTTATAGAATACCAGATGCTCATGTTGCAAAACTTAAAAAAACTGATACGTTATCAATTGATGCAGGTTGGTATAGAGTACATCAGATAATGAAGTGCAATCTAATGGAAATTAATCCAGATGATTATAAATTTGATAGAACAAAAGATTAAAATTATGAAAAGAAATTTATTTTATTTTGGCCTGGAGCCATTGAAAGCAAGGTATACATATCAGTTATGTAAAGAATGGATGCCGAAAACATTTGAAAAATATGATGATAAGTTAAACTTTATTGATGTGGAAGGAGAGTTTGATCCTGATTGCGAAATTAAAGTTGGAGCTGTTTTGGATGCAATTGGTAGAGGTAAATATAGTTTATCTCAATGTCAAAACTTCTTACAAATGCTGTATGATGACAAAGTTCAAGACGGTGATATAATATTCCTGCAAGACTATTGGACACCAGGAGTCGAAGCCATATGGTATGCATTAGACCTGTATGGATATAAGAATGTAAAGGTATATACAATGTTACATGCGCAATCAGTTGATGAATATGATTTTACATATCCTATGAGAGATTGGATGAGACCATACGAATTAGGATTAGATAAAAGATTAACAGGTATATTTGTTGGTAGTTCTATTCATAAAGAACAATTAAGAGCAGCAGGATTTGAAGCTCCAATACATGTTGTATCATTGCCAATTCATAAAGAAGCGACATTAGCAAAACTTCCTGCTGGAGAATATAAAAAGAAAAATGTAATTGTATATTCATCTAGATTAGATAAAGAAAAGAATCCTTTCTTTATGATGAAAGTTGCAGAAGCATTTTTAAATAATCATCCAGATTATGAATGGCATGTAACTACATCAGGTAAAAAATTCAAATCAATGTTGCCAGGTGTAATTGATGCATTAGAAAAATTAGCTGAAGAACAACCAAGATTTAAATTATTAACAGGATTGACAAAAGAAGAATATTATACAGAATTAGCAACTTGTAAGATACAATTCAATTCAGCATTACAAGATTATGTATCTTGGACGGTTATTGAATCAACTGCATTTGGAGCTGATATAGTATTTCCATTCTTCAGAAGCTTTCCAGAGTTCATAGATGCTGATAGAATGTATAAGCCATTTGATGTTAAAGATGCTTTAGAAACTATTGAAGATGCTTTAGAAACACCAAAGGTGCATCCACATATAGTTGAAAGATCAGATCTAGGAAGACAAATGGAAGGTTATATTATTGCCAATGATTATGAAAATGAATTATGTATTTGGCATGAAAAAGAATTATGCGAAGCATTGTTAGAACAAGAGTTTGAAGCAAAAAAAGAAGCAATGTTTGCTCAAACATGGGGAGAAGAATAGTATGAAAGATTTAATTTATTATCCATCATTATCTGCAGGAGGTTGTGCAGGAGATTTCAAAAAGAATAAAGAAGTTAAACCAGGTCTTACTTGTAGATTTTATGATAAGGAGTTTCCTGAAAGATGGAGGCATCCATATTTTCTTATAACAGCAGGCCATCATTACAAATGGATGGATGCAAGAGATAGATATGGTTTAGACGAAGATGTATTGGTATTAGGTGATTCAGGAGGATTCCAGTTAGCTACTGGTGCAATTAAATGGGATCCATCATTCAAAAAAACTATTTTTGATTGGTTAGAAGCAAATTGTGACTTAGGAGTTAATTTAGATATTCCACCTAGAGCAAAATATGATGGAAAGTTTTATGAATGTATGGATATTAGTTATGATAACTTCAAATATTTTGCAGATAATCAAACTGGTAAATGTAAGTTCTTAAATGTTAT